AGGGTGCAGGGTGCTCGCTACTGCGATGAGCACGCCACGTCGCTGCGGTACAAGGTCACCGGGCAGTCACATACGATCTACCGAGTCATTGCATGTGAGTTGTGCGGCAGCGACGCGAAAATCCACAAGCTCTCTCGCTTCCCCGTCTGCAACGCCTGCGCTGAACCGCGACGCGGGCTGATGACGCAAGCCCGCTCTCACGGCGTCCCGTGGGAGAGACTCAAGCAGTGGTTGCTCACACCAGAGTGTGAGCTCTGTCTCCGCAGCGTCTATGTCGGCAAGAGCAAGGGCGGCTCGCAAGGCTTCGCCATCGACCACAACCACGACTGCTGTCCTGGCGGGCATGGATGCAAGAAGTGCGTACGCGGCCTTCTGTGTGGCGCTTGCAACACTCGCCTCGGCTCATTCGAAGCCATGACTAAGTACGTCAACGTGGCAACGCTGATGGACTACCTGAAGCGGGGAGTCAGTGAACAACTCCACCGAGACAGCCCGAACGATCGCCACGCTGCTTGACGCTGGCCGGCTAGATCCAGACGAGGACGCCGCCACCATCCAGCAGGCCCGCTCGCTGGCCGCCGCCGTCGATGCCGACCCTGGCAACGCCGCTCTGTGGCGTGAGTTCCGTCAAGCACTGGACACGTTGCGTGAAGTCAGCGCAGACGATGGAGGCACAGGTGACGAAGTCGCCCTCATCATCGCGGCGCTCCGAGGCTCAACCGAGGTGGTCAACACCAAGGACGCCAAGTCGCCCAACACTCGGACTCGAGGTGGCACGGCTCGCCGAACAGCTCGGCAAGCCGCTGATGCCGTGGCAGAGAGAAGCAGTTGATCTCGGCCTAGAGCTCGTCGAGGTCGACGGCCAGTTGCAGCCCGCCTATCGCGAAGTCATCTGCACAGTGATGCGTCAGTCGGGCAAGTCCACGCTGGTGTTCTCGCTCGCCGGCCACCGCTGCACGATGTGGCGCACGTTGCCGCAACGCGTGATCTACACCGCACAGGATGGCGCAGCCGCTCGCAAGAAGTTGATCGACGATGCGGCGCCGCTCTACACCGGTTCGACGCTGTTCAACAGGCTGGTGCGCCGGGTCTATCGGGGCGTCGGCGCTGAAGGCATCGACTTCCAGACGCAGTCCACGATCCGCATCGTTGGGTCGTCTGAGGCCGCCGGCCACGGCATGACCTCAACCGGCCTAGCACTGATCGACGAATCCTTCGCTGACGTTGATCACCGTCGTGAGCAAGCGCTCAATCCCGGCATGGCAACGGTGCGCGACGCCCAGACATGGAACGTCTCCACCGCCGGCACCGACCAGTCGGTGTTCTTGCGACGCAAGATCGACATGGGTCGAGCAATGGCCGAGCAGGGCGTCACGACCGGCACGGCCTACATCGAATACAGCATTCCCGACGACGCCGACTGCGACGACCCCGCCACATGGTGGCAGTTCATGCCGGCCCTCGGCTGGACGACCACCGAAGACGTCGTGGCCCACGAACGCCGCACCATGCCTGACGGTGAGTGGCGGCGATCGTTCGGTAACCAGTGGACATCCACCGATGAGCGGGCGATCCCCGCTGCAGCATGGGACGCCGCCTGCGATGAGTTCGCCGAGGTCGATCATCCCGCCTGCTTCGCCCTTGAGGTCACGCCAGAACGCAACGCCGCTGTCATCGTCGCCGTATCGGCTGACGGTGTCATCGAACTTGTCGACCATCAGCCCGGCGTCACCTGGGTCACCGATCGTCTACGTGGCCTCACTGCCACCCATTCCGTGCCGGTCGTTGTCGACACGGGTGGCCCCGCTGGTGGCGTCTGCCACGAGCTCGAGGCCGACGGCGTCAAGGTTGCCAAGTTGACCACTCGTGAAGTCGTCAATGCCTGCGGCGTGTTCTTCGACGCCGTCATTGCCAACAACGTCACCCTGCGCCGCGACCCCGCATTCGACGTCGCGGCAGCATCAGTGACGAAACGCAACGTGGGTGACGCATGGCTGTGGTCCCGCCGGGGCGACGCCGACGTCACCCCGATCATCGCCGCAACGCTCGGCTTCATGCAGGCGACCGTGCTGCAGCAGGCGCCCGAGTTCTTCATCTACTGACCCGAGGTGCCCATGCGCTCCACCGCCACAACGATTCTCGAAGTGTGCGGCCTGGCGTCCATCGCCGCTGGTGTGTGGGTGGCCCTCGGCACCGGCGCCGGGCTGATCATGTGCGGCGTCGCCGCCGTCGCAGTCGGCGTCGTTGAGGGCAGCCGATGAGCATCTTCGCACGTCAACGGGTGCCCGAACAGCGTGACCAGTCCCTCGACGTCATGCGAGAACTGCGCATGGCCCGACTGCAGGGTTCATGGGCGGGCGTCCCCGTCACTCCCGAGTCGGTGCTGTCGGTGCCGGCCGTGTGGGCGTGCACACAGTTGACCGCAGGCGTCATCTCACAGCTGCCGTTCGGCGAGTACCGCAAGGTCGGCGACGGTCGTGTTGAGTTGCCGTCGGGGCCGCTGCTCACCAACCCGTCTGTGGACGTGCCGTTTGAGGACTGGGTGTTCCAAGTCATCGAGTCGGCCCAGTTGCACGGCTCGGCCTACGGCATGGTCGTCACTCGCAACCGTCTCGGCTATGAGACCCAGGTCGAGATTATCCACCCGTCACGGGTGTCGGTACGCGTGAACCCAACGTCGAAGGTGATCGAGTGGAAGGTCGACAACGCCCCGGTCCCCTCTGAGGACTTGTGGCGCATGACGGGCCGCCCCGCTCTCGGCTCGCCGTTAGGTCTGCCGTTGCTGCACTACATGGGCCAGGTGGCCGGCACCGGCATCGCCGCCCGCAAGTACGGCGCCGAATGGTTCGGCCAGGGCGGCGCTCCCGCTGCTGTCATCGCCCCGAGTCGTGACCCTGGCGTTGACGGCGCCGAGGCGTTGAAGCAAAAGGTCATCAACATGCTGCGCTCCCGTGAGCCGGTGGTGATCCCGCAGGACGTGGAGATCAAGCCGTGGGGCGGGTCGACACCACAAGACGCACAACTCGTTGACCTACTGCGCAACAACGCGACCGACGTCGCCATGTTCTACCTGGTGCCACCCGAACTGGTCGGCGGCGCCACCGGCGACTCGATGACCTACAGCAACGTCGACGCCCGAGTCATCAACCTGCTCGTGTTCGGCGTCTCGTACTGGCTCACCAAGCTCGAAAAGTCGCTGTCACGGTCGATCCCTCGGGATCGGTTCGTGAAGGCGAACGAGTCGGCGATCATCCGCTCGGACGTCAAGACACGCTCCGAGGTTCTGTCGTCGGACATCCGATCCTCCATCCGCACGCCGAACGAGGTGCGCGCGCTGCTCGACCTGCCGCCAGTGGACGGCGGCGACCAGCTGCTGTGGCCTCCGTTCACCACCACTGCCACACCAGGCACAGAGTCGGAGATGCCCCAATGATCGACCTCGGCCGCGAGGCCCGCATCGCATCCGGTTTCGAGGTTCGTCGGGCCGACGACGCCTCACCGCTCGTCGAGTTCCGCGGCTACGCCTCGGTCACCGACGTCGAGTACGAAGTGGCCGGCGGCCCCGAGATGGGCGGCTGGATGGAGACGATGGCGCCAGGCGCCTTCCGTCAGACGTTGGGCCGCCCCACCAATCGGGCGCTGCTGTTCCACCACGACGGCTCCAGGGTGCTCGCCACCAGCCGCTCGGGTGCGCTGACGATGGAAGAAGACAACGTCGGGTTGCTCGTGACGGCACAGCTCGACACGCGCGTGTCGTGGATCAACGACCTTGTCACCCAGGTCGAGTCCGGCACCATCGACGAGATGTCCATCGGGTTCTACGCCCGAGGCTCGGAATGGTCAAAGGACTACAGCCAGCGCACCATCACCGAAGTGCAACTGGTCGAGGCCACGATCACCTGGGCCGGCGCCAACGGCGCCACCGTCGCCGCCATTGAGCGCAGTCGCGAGGCCGTCGCCGAGGCGCGCGCCGCTCACACAGTTCGCAACTACGACCGGGTCGCCATTGCGGCCAAGGCCGCAGCTGCTGCGTTGGCAATCCGCTGACGCTTCACGCCGGACACCCGGCACCCAACCCGTGACGTATCGGAACGAGGCCCGCTCGTCGGGTTCCCCCGATCTCCCGTTGCTGCCCGTGGACGGTTCCCACATCAACTTCTCTCGTCCCGAAAGGACACTGCAATGAGCATCCTGACCGAGCGGGTCAAGTCCCGCATCGCCGAGCTCGAGGCGCAGCGCTCCGCTGTCAACGCCGAACTCGCCGACATCGCCGCCGACCCCGAGGCTCGCGGCTTCGACTCCGACGACGCAGCGTTCGCTCGCATCGCCGAGCTTCGCTCCGAAGGCGAGAAGATCGCCAAGGAGATCGCCGACGCCGAAGAGCGCGTCGCTTCGCTCGAGGCCGACGAGGCCCGTGCGGCAGCGGCGTCGATCGCCCGTCCCGCCAACATCGGTGGCGCCATCGTGCGCAACGAAGCCCGCACCTACGAGGCGCACAACCACGACCGCAGCTTCTTCGCCGACGCCTTCCGGTCGACCTTCGGGTACGACCAGGGCGCCAGCGAGCGCATCCAGCGCCACATGCGTGAGGTCGAGGTCGAGCGTCGCGACATCACGTCGTCAACCCTCAACGGCCTGATCCCGCCGCTGTACCTGCTCGACCAGGCCGCCACGTTGGCCCGCGCCATGCGGCCCTTCGCTGACGCTCTCCCGAGCTACCAGCTCCCTGCCAACGGCATGTCGGTGGTGGTCACCAAGGTGACGACCGGTACGGCGACCGCTGCGCAGACCAGCCAGAACACCGGCGCGACTGAGACCGATCTCGTCACCACCGACATCACGATCCCGGTCGTGACCGTCATGGGCCAGCAGGACGTGTCCCGCCAGGCGCTCGAGCGTGGCGCGATCACCGACTCGCTGATCTTCGCCGACCTCGTCGCCGACTACGCCACGAAGCTCGACTCGCTCGTCATCAGCGGCTCGGGCAGCAACGGCCAGCACAAGGGCATCCTG